AGTAGTCTGGTGGGACAGACCCGTTACATGATCAATGAAGGACAATTCCGTGCTGAACTTGATCACTTCCAGACTCGTTACCAACAACTCCCCTATTACATGACTTCAGCCTACTATTGGCTGGGCTGGGGGATCAAAGGTAATAGGGAGAGATATGCTTATTCTTTCCTAGACAAACTTAAATGACTGCAACAATTGCTTTACAGCAGAAGAATGCCTGGGACCAGTTTTGTGACTGGGTAACTTCTACTAACAACCGTCTTTATGTTGGGTGGTTCGGAGTCCTTATGATTCCAACTCTGCTAACCGCCGCCATTTGTTTTATTGTAGCGTTCGTCGCTGCACCACCTGTTGACATCGATGGAATCCGTGAACCTGTCGCAGGCTCCCTGTTGTATGGAAACAACATCATTTCGGGAGCCGTCGTTCCGAGCAGCAATGCCATCGGACTACACTTCTACCCAATTTGGGAAGCTGCTTCACTTGATGAATGGCTGTACAACGGGGGTCCATTCCAACTCGTCGCTTTCCACTTCCTCATTGGCATCTATGCTTACATGGGACGTGAGTGGGAACTTAGCTATCGACTAGGGATGCGTCCCTGGATCTTCGTTGCTTACTCTGCTCCAGTGGCAGCCGCTACTGCCGTCTTCCTCGTCTACCCCTTCGGTCAAGGTTCTTTCTCTGATGCTATGCCACTTGGGATCAGCGGTACGTTTAATTACATGCTGGTGTTCCAAGCTGAACATAACATCCTCATGCATCCCTTCCACATGCTGGGAGTTGCTGGTGTATTTGGAGGGAGTCTTTTCAGTGCTATGCATGGTAGCCTGGTCACGTCTTCTTTGGTCCGTGAAACGACTGAAGACATGAGCCTGAACTACGGCTACAAGTTCGGACAGGAAGAAGAAACTTATAACATTGTCGCTGCCCATGGCTACTTCGGACGCCTCATCTTCCAGTACGCGAGTTTTAACAACAGCAGAAGTCTACACTTTTTTCTGGCTGCTTGGCCTGTTGTTGGTATTTGGTTCGCTGCCCTTGGTGTTAGCACGATGGCTTTTAATCTTAACGGCTTTAATTTTAACCAGTCCCTTCTTGATTCTCAGGGACGTGTGGTTCGTACTTGGGCCGACATCCTTAACCAAGCGAACTTGGGGTTTGAAGTCATGCACGAGCGAAATGCTCACAACTTCCCTCTGGACCTTGCTTCTATTGAGGCAACTCCGGTGGCTCTATCCGCCCCAACCGTAGGCTAATCTCCGTCCGTTCATCCCTCACAAGGGACGCATGAAGTTTGATCATGGAACGGGGGTCAAACACTTGGAGATTATCAATGGCTTATCAAGTCACCTACAAGTATCGCGGCGTTTCTTACACTAAAACGGTAGTCCGTTAAAGCGGCATTGGGAGGTGCAAACCCTCCCTTACCTATTGGCGTTGGCCTCTACGGAGACACCCTTCGCCGTCTAGACGGTGGGATAGACCACAATAAAAACTTAATAACTCTGAACGTTCAGAGAGTCGCTAACAAAACTCTCTTTAAAACAATGTCGCAACAAAACACTAATACGGAGATGCAGGCTGCCCTTACTAGGGGTGGTCAGCTTAACTCCTCGGGTGATGCCCGTGCCCTTTATCTCAAGCTTTTCAGCGGTGAGATGTTTAAGGGTTTCCAGAACAATACGATCGCTCGTGATCTTATCATGAAGCGCACCCTCAAGGGTGGTAAGTCTCTCCAGTTCATCTACACTGGTCGGACTAAGGCTGAGTACCATACGCCTGGCAACAGCATTCTTGGTAACTCTGATGCTGCACCCCCGGTGGCTGAGAAGACTATCACCTGTGATGATCTTCTGATTAGCTCTGCTTTCGTCTACGAATTGGATGAAGTTCTGAGCCATTACGACCTGCGTAGCGAAATCTCTCGCAAGATTGGTTATGCTCTCGCAGAAAAGTATGACCGTCTGATCTTCCGTGCTATCGCTAAGGGCGCACGTCAGGCTTCTCCTGTGAGCAAGACTGGCTTCGTTGAGCCCGGCGGTACTCAGGTCCAGGTCGGTTCTGGTACTGGCGCTCTGGCTGACGCCTATAATGCAGACAACCTGATCGCCGCGTTCTACGACGCTGCTGCTGCAATGGACGAAAAGGGTGTTAGCACCGACGGTCGTGTGGGTGTTCTGAACCCCCGTCAGTACTATTCTCTGATCCAGAAAGTTGGTGACAATGGTCTGGTCAACCGCGATGAGCAAGGCTCTTCGCTGCAAAGTGGCCAGGGCGTGATCTCCATTGCTGGTATCAAGATCTACAAGTCCATGAACATTCCGTTCTTCAACCATTATGGTGTGGACTACGACAACCTGGGTACCGGTGACACCGATCCCGGCAACCGTGGTTCGTTCGTGGGTGCTGACATGGAGCGTGCTACCAAGGAAGAAACTGGTGGCAACCACTATGGTGAAATCACTGATGGTGATGACACCAATACCACCGTTGAGGGTCAATTCAACACTTCCTGCGGTCTGATCTTCCAGCGTGAAGCTGCTGGCTGTGTGGAAGCTATTGCTCCTCAGGTCCAAGTGACCAGTGGTGACGTTTCTGTGATCTACCAGGGCGATGTGATCCTGGGTCGTCTCGCCATGGGCGCTGACTTCCTGAATCCTGCTGCTGCTGTTGAGCTTCATGCTACCAGCACTGCACCTGCTGCCTTCGGTACTTCTTATCCTGCTAACGACGCCTGATAATTAGTTATCTTTTCGGGAGCTCCTTCGGGGGCTCCTTTTTTTTATTTCTTTATTGAGAATAAGAATCAATGCCTTTTCCTACTACTGGCTCCAACACTGAGCTACAAGCTGTTAATCAGATCCTGGCGTCAGTTGGTCAGGCTCCTGTTACTACGTTGACAACTGAAGAGACTCTTGTTATCAATGAGGTGAGTCGTTTCCGTGGACGTATCGACAACCTGGGTAGCCCCGCTGCTGCAGGTACAACCCTTACTACTGAGACTGCTAACATTCCTGTTGGCACGTACATTGGTGGTACTGGTGTTGCTAGTGGTACCTCTATTGCTACCGCTGGCGTCGAACAATCCACCACTCCTGTGACGTATCGCTACACTGTGAACATCTCACAACTTGTAGCTGAGCGTGCCCTGACTCAATCTATTGTGACAAGTAGAGTTGAAACCCAAACCAACCCGGACGTTGCGATTGCACTCAACACCCTGAGAGAAGTGTCCCGCGAAGTACAGGCAGAAGGCTGGACTTTCAATAAAGAATATAGCTATCCTATTACACCTGATTCTAACGACGAAATCCAGATCCCTAATAACGTCCTACAGATGGACCTTAGCACTGGTAAGACCAAAAACATGAATCGGGATAGTGTGAACCGTGGAGGTAAACTCTACAACCGTAATACCCACTCCTACAAGTGGACAGATGAAACTGTTTATGTAGATGTTCTGTGGGAGTTTGACTGGGGTAGTATCCCCGAACCCGTCCAAGCGTTTATCGTAGCACGTGCTGCTAGCATTGTGTCTAGCCGTATTATTGGTGATCCTAACCAGTACCAAATGCTTCAACAGAAGGAAGCGTTTGCACGTTCTATGGCGCTTGAGTATGAGTGTAACCAAGGGGACTTTACCTTCTTTGGTAGTCCTGAAGGAGAGAACTATTACCAAAGCTATCAACCTTACCATACACTGTATCGCTAATGCCAGCAGTAACTCAACTCACACCAAACTTTCTTGGTGGTGTATCGCGTCAAAATGATGACAAAAAATTAGAAGGACAACTTACTGAGTGCGTCAATGGTTATCCTGATCCCACCTACGGTTTGCTGAAGCGTCCCGGTATGCAGTTCACCAGTGTCTTGAGAAAGGCAAATGGGGATGCGTTTACTGAGACCGAGTTGGAAGATTCTGCTTGGTTCTTTATTGAACGTGGTGCAGCAGGTTCGTACATTGGTGCTATCAAAGGTACTAACATTTATGTGTGGACTGCAGCTGATGGCACCTTCTGTACTGTTACCAATAATGCAACCGGTTACCTAACTGGCACTCAACAGAGTGACTACCACTTCCGTAGCATTCAGGATACTACTATTATCACTAACCGTACCGTCGATACTGCTATGCAAGCAGCAGGTACATTTGTTGCTAACTCAGTAGCTACCATTAAACTGCTTACATTGACTGATGGTTTTGAGTACATTGTTACTATTCAAGATCAAGCAGCTACAATGACCGCTCAGTCTACTACAACATTTGATGACATGTTGTTGTACACTGCTGGTGCTTCAGAAGATGTACCCTCTCACCACATTATTGATGGTGTTAAGAATCTAATTGAAACCCAACAGGCTGCCTCAAACGCTGACTTTACTGGTAGGTGGTATTTAGAAGGCTACAACAATAGCCTCGTTATCCGTAGAACTAATGAAGCTAATGGAGTTGTCACAGACTACAGCACTCCTGGTGGTACACCTTTAGCTTTTGAAATTGATGTTAGAGGTGGTATCAGTAACACAGCTATTGAGGTATTTGAAGACCAAGTAGTAGATGTTACCAAACTTCCTTTGGAATCTTTTGGAGGTCACAACGTAAAAGTACTAAACAGTAACAGTGCTGAGGATGATTATCATGTTGTGTTTGTTGCTTACGATACTACCTTGAATAGAGGGCGTGGTTTCTGGCAAGAGACTGTAGCACGTGATGTGTCTCCTGGTTTTGATGCTGCTACCATGCCGCATGAATTGGCTAACACTGGTGCTACTACCTTTACCTTTGGTCCTATTACTTGGAAAGCAAGAGCTGCTGGAGACGATGATACTAGCCCTATACCTGCTTTTATTGGGGATCCTATTACTTCTACTTTCTTTTATAATAACCGACTCGGCATCCTTTCCACGGACAACATTAACTTTAGTGTTGCTAACGATCCCTATAACTTTTTTGTTAAGTCAGCTCTTACACAGATTGACTCAGATCCGATTG